CTAAGTAAGATTGAGTTTAAAGTACAAGCTGATGATTCCAGCTTACTTATGTGCTATCCCGATATCTCTCTAAAAAACACGTTTTTACTTCAAATAAAAGATGTGTGTCTGGAAGTAACCAGAATAGATACCAGAATGTTTGAATCGAAGTAAATCACCGTCAGGCAACATTAACGGGATTGTCAAGGTTGCATCAGTCATCCAGTTCCATAAATTCTCGATTCTCTGGGGATTAGCTCCAGTAGAGTCAGGATAGTGGACAGTAGGATGATATCCATTTTCAAAGTCAAAATATGACCTCATTACATATGAATGAATGTCAGAAATCACTGTATGTCTTGCATCTCTATCAAACCGTTTCCAGTCGAGAGTAGCAACAAAATCATATCTAGGCATCTTGATAGAAGCCCATTTGTATAATCTAGACCAACCACCAGTAGTGGTTTCGTAACCCCATAGCATAGGAGATCTTTCTCCTTGATATAAAAGGCTCGTTTGTAAAGGCCAGACGAATGTGAGTTCAGCCATCAGAAAAGTAGAGGGAGCACCAAAGACCAAGCGAATCTTATCTTCTTCACTGGATTCAACTAAATGCTGTCGAGCAAAAGCTGTATTCCAATATTTGAGATCATGACCACTAGTATTTGTAGTGTGTCCATCTTTTATTAAGTGGATGTGTTTGCGGTTAATGAAAAACATTTCATTGTATAGATTTCTTTTCGTCATGCGACGATCAATCATCTCAGGAAGTAAACTTTCACCGTGGGCTTCACGGAATAAATCGCGGTAAAATGGTTTAGTAAAACCATCATCGTATTTTTGGTTTACATATTCGTTCCAACTTTTGCTAGTAGCAAAAGGGGCACCAATATTAGTAGATAATTGCCATGGATAATGGCGTAAATCAGAGAAATGTATAGGTTTTAACAAAGCGTCGGGTTTAAATAAATTCCGAGTATGTTCAAGGGCAGCATAATAATGTGCATCTTTGAGTACTTCGAAATAATCCGAATCAAGTTTGTCTAAGTCCTTCTTAAGACCATCAGCTTCCCATTGGGAACGGCGATAACCTTGAGTGACTATTTCAAACTCCTCATTATTGAGGTACTTTCTTAAAGCGTAGTCGACGATTTTACCATAGTTAACGTTTGAGTTAGGATCAACGTTACCTCTGATAGGTTTAGCCAAAGAGGGCTTGGAACCAATAATCTCGATATTTTTCATAGTGTGTG